GCCCAAATTGTCTAAGAAATCGTGCATTTTTTCGTCCTTGTAATAGTCCGTGACCAGTTTAGTCGTTCCCCACATGCTTTGCATGTAGTCTTTGTTCCTATCGACAGGTGAATTACCCATTTTAGCTCCTGATTTACATGAAATCAGAACTTTTAGAGGGGTTGCTATCCCTTATGTCTATTTATTTTTGTCCTATATCTTTAATTTCGTACATGTAATGATCGGTTGTCTCTATCTTTCTCTTATTTTCCACAGAATAAACGGTCAGATCAATCTCATACCCAGGATTTTTCTCAATTCTATTAAAAACCCATGCATTATCATACCAAATGATCCGATTATTTGGATATGCATAGTAATTTCCAGTCTCAACCTTGAATAAATGAGCACATTTGTGTTCGGGAGTCTCCGAAAAGTTTAAATCGGGCATTCCTTTGTTCTCCCAAGACCAATCCAGAGTGAACATATAAGTTCCAAGTACCTTCTTTCCATCTGGACGAATCAATTGAGCATCTAAATTTGCCAATCGATGCCTTCTTTGGATATCAATGTACGGGGAGAAGCAGTCCCAGTACATAATGTCCTCTAGAGGTTCTATTTCCGCATCAGGACGCCAACAGAAGGCATGTAAAGGGCGACGAGTCCAGTTCACGCCATTCTCCAGGAATGCCTCAAACAGGGGCACACGCTTCTCTATACTGGCAACAGAGTGTACATCACACTTGGTTACTTCTCCATGTCCCTTTTTATGGTTATAAAGGAACTCATTACGAATATAACAGGACCAATCGGGTAAACTATGATTTAGGTATGCCAATCCCTTTCTCCTGGAAAATAGTAGTCCGTAAGTTCTTCATCTTTTTTGATAAGACGTATCGAATACAATTCACCAGTATCTTTATTGTAAGAAACATTGGGTGAATCTGAATGATTTATATAATATTGTGGTCCGATACGATCCAAATCACAATCAATCCAAAAACCTTTCTCATCACAATAGGTTAATTTCTCAAGACATTCTTTTATTTCGGAAGAAACCTCTTTCCATAAAATATATTGCCTTTGATTTGGTTTGAAGATAAGAGTATCTGCTGGTATATCAATCAAAGAAAAAACACCCACCCCGCCACAGACTTTACTGGGAGCAAGGTAGGTGTAGAGATTTAAGGAATACATTCAGCGTCCTTGTCCTCGATAAGGTTTACGTGCTTTGTTACGAGACGACGCGGCATACTTCGTTCCATTTCCCATTCCTTGACGAGACTTTTTGGGTTTTCCGGGGACGTATCCACCCTTTACGAGTCCGGTTTTTGCTTTTGCCATTTAGATTCTCCAATAATAATAGTTTCGAGTTCGGCAGGAGTCGGTCTGCCAGTTTTATAGTACTCTACGGCGAAATCGTCCATGATGTCAAAGTACTCATTTTCTGAAAGAGCAGTGAAGATTTTCTTACCGTTCCTAAGAATTGTGTACCTATCTGCCATGATATCAGATCACGCGAGTTTTCTCGTGACCAACGCGAATGCGAGGATCACACCAAATCTCAAATCCTGCTTCCTTGGCATCAAGACAGAATGAAACGTCTTCGCCACACATATCTTGCACTTCGCCAGATTCAAATACCTGCATCTTCGGTGCAAACCAGGGATACTTCATCTCATCGTGTTCGAATACTCCGTGCTTGATGAGCAACCACCCAAAACCTGCATAGTCCACAGTGAAGGGTTTCTTACGCTTGGCAATACTATCGAGTGTTTCATGATTCATCACTCCACCATTACCACGGAAGTCTTCTTCGTCCATCCAGTGTGCAACAGAAGTCGTCTGACCATCTTCGGTACAATACCAACCAGATGCAATGTCCTTATCCATTAGAATAAGTTGCCAGAACTTTTCTGTATTAAAAACAATATCACTATCAATCCATAATTGATAATCATAATTTAGTTTACCGTCCCAGGGAATTTGATCTGGACCACGAAGAACATTAGCACCGAGACACTTGCAACGGGCAAAGTTCACCATGGAACTGTAGTCTTGTGAGATCTGAATACTGGCACCTGCTTGTACTAGATCAAAACAAAGTTGTACAAAATTCTTCAGGTACGTGTAAGAAACTCCACGACCAGGTAGACAGAATACTACACTCTTGCCTTTGATAATCTCTCTTGCTTTATCATAATCCCATTCGGGTGCCGAACTACTAACAGTCGGCGCTTTTGCTTTTACTGTAAATCCTTTAGCCATGAGATAAGTTAGTTACTTTCATATCATACACCATTATCTATATGGTGTCAATCTTCCTTAATTTCGGTAATCACAATACAATCACCCTCAACCTCCATATTGACTTCGGTGCCCTCGTACCAACCATATTCGTTTAAAATCCACTCAGGAATTGTCACATAGTATTCACCAGTCACGGGATCAACCTCTACAGTCGTAAAATTTTCCTCCGGATTTTTTTGCATTTTATTAAACTCTGCCATTGTTTTTATATAGCGAAAAATTTTTTTGGTATGCCTTGTAAATTTAGCTGCCTTCCGTAACACTTTGTAGGTTAGGGTAGTTATGCGTTTTTATATACGGGGGGCATCACGCGCCCAGGGGGGGCACCCCCGAAGGACGGGGGCACTGGTGCTGTCACGAACGAATGCCGTCAGTAGCGGCAGGCGAGGTGGGAGTGCTCCTGGCGCTGTGCCAGGCGATCACGGGCGGCAGCGATGCGATCGGCGCGGTATTGTGCCCGTGCCTTTGCCTTCACTCCGTCAAGGTCCTTAACCATGGAAGCGCCCAGACCGCGTGCCTTGGTGAAGGTCATACCGCCACCGCTGCTAGCACGGAGGGTAGCGCCCTTGGTGTTGGTGTCGGTGGAGCGGGTGTTGCCGATTGCGCGTGCCATGAGGTCCGTTGCTGTTGTGAATATTGTAGCAGATCAGAAGGCGATGGGGTCAGCGGTGGGGGTGCTGATTTTGGCAAAGTGTGCGGCACATTCTTCGATGCCCTGGGTTTCCAGATCGGTGGCGATCGTTTCCAGAATCTCCAGAAGTTGGGCACCGTCAGCGGCACGGTTCAGGAGGGAGGTGGCAAGGTCGCGGGTCATGGTAGGATGTTGGATTGTGGTTTGGAAAGGAAAGGGGGGGGAGAGGATCAGAGGTCCGTCATCATGTCCTCCATCTCAGCAGCGTCGATGGCGGGGTCGTTCCATGCCACCCCATCGCCTGTGGTTTCCAGGTGGCGTCCGATCTGCCCGTCCATCATGCAGCGCACGAACTTCTCCCAGGGGGTCTCCCATGGGGCACAGAATTCCACACATGCCTTTGCGGTGTTGTACAGAAACTCATCGTTTCCGATCCACAGGGCAGCGTTCCAGGTTTCGTAGTTTGCCCAACCGTTCATGATCTTGGTTCGTTTGGTATGTGAGAATTCTACAGGGTCAGCGGCGGATCTGAACCGCCACAGTGTCCAGTAGGTCCGCTGTCACAGTCCGCACGGGACGGATCGGTTCCCATAGTAGGAAGGTCAACCCAGCGATGACGATGATCTTAAGCATGGTTTGGCGATGGAAGTCAGCGGAACGGGAGCGGGTGAGTGCTTTGATCATTTGGCGACCCCGAACACCAGGTCAGCAATGGCGTTGGTGTTGCTATCGGTGCGACACCAGCGGATCGGTTCGCCAGACTGAGGGATCATCCAGATCATGCAGGTCTCACCCCATGCCTGACCTAGGCGGAAGGCGTGGTTCATATCGGTCGCCCAGTCGCAACCGTGAGGATCGAAGGATGTCCAGGCAGCGGGTTGGACTGCGATGGCGTTGGTCATCAGGGGTCGTCTGAACTGAAACCATTATAGGGGGCAGATCTGCTGCCCACGGAGCATGGGTGGACAGTGCGCTCACTGGCACACCCCTTGATTAAACTTAGCGTTGTTGAAGTTAGCATAACTGAACTGCTTACGATTGACCAGTTTCATTGTGCCAAACTCATTAGAGTAGACATAACCTTCGGCATCAATTCGATCCTGTCCAATGTAAGCAGCAGGTCCATCATTACGGCAGAGATAGAGTGCATCATCTTTGATAGATTTCACCAGTGCCCACAATCCAAGCAGGTTAGGATCGCAGTCGAATTCGCTATTCACAACAGGGTGATTCTCCCTGATACATGCATTCAGTTGTTGCTTAATCTTCTTTGCTTTCTTCTCATCAACAAAGGTGACCATTTGTGCCATTTGTCTAGCAAACTGAATCACCTCGGAAAGGTCAGAGAAGGATTGGAGAGAGGTGTCATAATCACCACTGAAGATCCGTGCCTTCGGTTTCACAAACTTACAGTAGGGAGTGTCAGTAATGGTGAACAACATAGGCATTGCCCAACTATCACGGAGGTCATCATTTGCCTCATAGTAAGTATGTGGAGCAATGATGATGTTTTGGTCGATTACTGACTCAAACTGATAGGTGATTGTGTTCGGAGTGTATTCTGACTGTCCGCCGAATCCGATAAAGTCACCTTGGAAAATGCCGTCTGTAGCAGGCAACCAATCAAGACAAGCGTGAAGAATCTTTGCAACTTCCCCTTGATGGTTAGCATCAATGTCAGCATGGGATTCGTTGATCTTGATTTTAACTTTGTTGAAGACACTTTTGGTGCCTACGAAGAAGTTACCCGTAGCAGGATTGGTTCCCCAAACTACAGCGGGAGCGCCGTCGATCTTCACGGACAGGGCACCTGCTGCCTCAAACCAGTCCAGAGCGTTCAGGTCACCCGTCAGGATGGTGTCTTCGGGGTGTTCGATGTGTTTGTTTTGCATGAACCTATTATAGGCACGGGATGGGGCGATTCCAGGGGCACAGTGGACAGTCCCCCAACTGGTCGGGCAGCCGACCTGGGTATAAAGAAAGGGGCACGAATGCCCCCCTATTTCTAT